GGGCGGCTTTGAGCTTGAATTCGCTGTCAGTCAAAAACGGCTTATTGTCAGCGAGGTATGCGTCGCACCACTCCCGGACGGTGCCGGTGGCGACGACCCCGCGCTCCCTGTTGAGCTGCGCCCGGACGGCCGCGGCCTTCTGCTCGACTTCCTCGACAGTCGCGCCGTAAACGGACTGATAGATCCGTCTGCCTTCCCGGGTGCCGATGTAGACGTTTTTCATGTAGCGCCCATCGGGGCGCTTTTTCAACTCCGCCATCAGTCAAGCACCAGCTTGACCGTGCCCTCGTAGTCGTAGCTGTTGACCTCGACATAGCCATCGGCCACGAGCTTCGATTCGCCGCCGTGGATGGTCACGCTGACGTGCTGGATCCGGTTGAGCATCCCGCCAAGATCGAGCGCATCACCGGCCGGAGCCGCGCCGATGCGCAGACCCTTGACATACACGCCAACGCAGTTCGGGTCGTGCGGGTTTTCAGGTTCGCGCCGGAGCTCGCCGTCCATGTCTGTCATCCAGTAACGATAGACGCGCTTACGTTGGCCTGCATACTTCTCGATCAACTGCTGATCGGACAGCTCCCAATCTCTGGACTGCGTCCCGATCTTGGCGATGTTCGCTTTGTGCGCGAACAGACCCATGATCTCGAAGCTGCGGACACTGCCCTGCTGAAAGGCGACCGGCGGGGTCATGCCAGACTGCCGCACGACAGACGGCGCCGCCGCCGGAGCTGACGTCACCGCCGGAGCTGCGCCCCAATCCTTTTGGGTCGCGACCTTGATGATGTCGACGAGCCAGCCGATCCCGAACAGCCCGCCGGTGAACAGATAGACGATCCCCATACCGACAGACCCGAGATAGAACCGGTGCAGGCCGAGGCCTCCGCCGAAGATCGCCAGCAGGATCGCGGCGGTCTTGCTTTTTCCGTTGAATTTCATGTTTTTACCTCCTAAACGCCCCGAAGGGCTGATTATGACAAATTTGTTAAAACATAGACGGCGAGGCCGACGATGCGGACGTCGTCCAGCTCCTCGCCGGTCAGCACGATCGGCATATACGCCGGGTTCGCGGGCTGGAGCACCACCCGATCGCCGTCGCGGTAAAAACGCTTGAGCGTCGAGGTGTACTCGCCGTCTTCCACCAGCTGCACCGCCGCGATCTGGCCGTTTTCCACCTCCGGCTGCTCCCGGATGTAGACCAGGTCTCCGTCGTGGATGCCGGCGCCGATCATGCTGTCGCCGACCGCCCGGAAAATGTAATCGCAAGTGATCTCACCCGGGGCCGGCGCGGTCTCGCCAGAGAGCTGCACCGCCTCGCGCGGCTCTCCGCACGGGATCGTGCCCAGCACCGGCACCTGCCGCGGCGGAGCTGCCGGGATGAAGTCGCCGACCGGCTGCCGTTCCTGTCCACGCCGGTCGTCCGTGATTCCCATCAGCCCCGGGATGCTCACGCGGAAGTGCCGCGCGACGTGCTCAATCATAGGTCGCCTCGGCGATCTCGAGCCGGTGCACCATGCGCTGATGGTCTGCTTCGAGACGTTCAGCTCCCGTGACAGTTCGGTCGCTGATTTCTGAGATTCATCGACAAGTATTTGGAAACGATCTTTAAAATCTGTCATGGTTACCACCCCGTGGACATCTTACCACACAACTCCGCACAATTCAACAGATTTCGGAAAAAATATCCACAAAGTGGTTGACAAAGCCAAAATCATGTGGTATCATATCAGCGTCCACTATGTGGACAGGATGGGAGGTGTGTATATATGGAGCAGAACATTTTACGCGGGAAGGTCGTGGAGAAGTTCGGAACGATCTCAGCGTTGGCTGACCGCGTCGGATGGTCTTATCGCCGGACAGCAGACATCGTCTCAGGGAGACAGGAAGCAACGGCGCAGGACATCTCGACGCTCGCCGATGCGCTGGCGATCAAAGACCCGAGCGACTTCATGCGAATTTTTTTTGCCGATACAGTCCACAATGTGGACTAACAGGTGATTAGATTTTAGGAGGTAAAACATGAAAAAAAAGAACAAGATCACGCCTGACGAATTGGACGCTCTGCACGGTGCGCTCAAGGAGCTGCGGGCAACGCTCGGCTTTGACGAGGACGACGAGACGGAGGACGATTGGAAATATCAGCTCCGGGATGCGGTCAAGAGTGCTAAAGAGCTCGCGGATGACATCGAGGAGCTGGAAGACCGGGCGCGGATGATCACTCTTAAAATGGTGGAATCCCCACTTGATAATGGCGCGAACCGCATTCTGTACGCGAGCGCATTCAGCGCGTTCATGACGTTGAGCGGCGTGCGAGCACAGCTCCAAAACGCGGTCGACTTCATCAGGAAGCAGAGCCAGAGGGACGAGCGATGAGACCGGCGTCACGCATGATCGCACCGGCGCAGCACTACTCCTGGGACGAGTATCAACTGATGATGACCGTCGCAGAGACCGCGAAGCTGCTCCGTTGCACGGAGAAGACCGTCCGGGAGATGCTCCGCACCGGGACGCTGTTCGGGATCAGGACCGGCAGGACGTGGCGCGTGCCACGCGATCGGCTCCGACACGACATCATGATCGATCAAAATGAGCAGAGCGAAATCGAGTGACTACGATGCCGCGAGCGAAGCGCTCGACGACCACATCAGCGAGATGCTCGTCTTCGCCGCGGAAATGCGCAGGAAGTACCACGCGTCGAAACACGCGCACGACTGGACGTCCTCGGCAGCTCCGAGCGAGCTGCGCCGATGGAACGCCATGCAGCGCCGCCGGGAGAAACTGGAGGAAATCGCGCTCGAGGCGTGGAGAAAAAGGAGGTAATGAGATGCTGACATCAATCGCGCTTTTGATCGCGCTGGTCGCCGTCGTGGTCGGCGGCGTCATCTGGGCGCTGATCCACGGCGCCGTCGAGAACCACCGGGCGTGGAAGGGCGTCGCGATCTACCGCGAGCAGCCGGACGGAACGCTCAAAAGAATCAAATAAAACTGTCGCCAAACAAATCGCCGGCACGAGCCGAGGTTCGCGCCGGGCACAAATCAAGGAGGTATCACACATGAGAGCAGTCAGATTGAGAGCCGGTCACGCGTCCGAGATCGTGGACGTGAAGAACGAGCTGGTGACGCTTCAGGAAGCGGTCGGCGGTTATATCGAGACCATCCCGTTCCCAGGCGTCCCCGGCACTCTGATCCTCGTAAACGAGGAGGGGAAGATCTTCAAATACCCTTTCAACCGCTGCTTCGCCAATCCGCACACCGGGGAGATCATCGACTGGATCGTCGGTGACGCGCTGGTCGTCGGCACGGACGGAGATGAGTTCGCGGATCTGTCCGAGGCGGATGCGGAGAAGATCGCAAAACGGACGGCGAAGCCGACCGGAATCATCTGGACGGAGGAGGGCGTGAGATGACGAAGAATGGGATCATCACCGTGATGGAGGCAGCCATGGAGCTGCTCAAGATTCAGGATTCGCTGCCGACGGATTTCAGGACGGACGCCCTGAGCGACATCGTATCCGCGCAGTCTTCGCTTATCGTCGACCTCTTCGCGGACGTCGAGACCTGCGCCGTCGTATTGGGCGCACTCAGGGAACAGCCTGACCAGACGCAGCTCCGGGAGCTGATCGAGGAAAACGGACGGCTCAAACTGGAGCTGGACGCCGCCAGAAACGAGAAAAACGCGATCACGATCACCGCCAACAAGCGCATCGACGAGATCAGCCACCTGCAGCGCGAGCTGGAAGCGGCGAACGAGCGCGAGGCCAAAATGATGGTGCGGATCGCGGAGCTGACGGCGGAACCGATCGAGGAAGAGCCGGATCCGGACGAAGACGACGAACCAGAACCGGTCGAGGCGAAACCGGAGAAGAAGAAACGCGCCTACCACGGCAGCCACAGATGGACGCAGACAGAGGACGACTGGATCGCCGCGCACCTCAACAGTGCGCGCAGCCGAGAGGTCGCCGAGCGGTTCGGCGTCAGCGAGAAGGCCGCCTACACACGCATGACCATCGTCCGGGAGCGTCTGGGAAAATAAAAGCCGCCCTGCCGGAGCAGAACGACTGGATGCGCTTATCAGTATAGCACCGGCGGGACGGGAAGTCAAGTAAAGGAGAATAACAATGGATCAATTAAAACTTAACTACGTTCCGATTACCGAATCGCTCGGCGCGATCGAATACAGCGTCGTCAATATGACGCCGGAGCTGGCGAAGAAATACTTAGCGCTGTCTAAATTTAATCGAAAGATCAAACAGGGCGTGGTCCGAGATTACGCGCATAAGATGAAGAACGGAGAATGGCGCGCCTGCACCGATCCGATCAGCGTCGACGAGTGCGGATGCTTAATCAATGGGCATCACAGATTGATGGCGGTCGTTCAGTCGGGAGAAACAGTGCCGTTTTTGTTGGCGTCAAATGTTCCGAAAAACAGTGTCTTTGATCGAGGGGCGATCCGCTCAATCGGTGACACGCTTTATATGCAGGGCGCGATTCCGAAAGAGTTTTCAAACAGGAATACAATCGCCGTCGCGCGAAATTACTACCAGACGATCAACAATCTGACCGATTCTAAACCTTCTGAAGATGAAATTGGGCGAATCGTAAATAAATACGGCGCCCTGATTCACGAAACGATTGCTGCGACCGAGGAAGGCGAAAGTCGTGGGCGCGCGCGTTTAACAGGCATCCGGGTCGCGCTGCTCGGCGCACTGATCCACGGGTATCCTCGTGCGATGATAAGGAAATTCTGCGAGATCATAAACACAGGCGTGTGTCAATATCAATCGCAGACGGCGGCCATCGCCGTTATGAAATTCGTCATGAACAACGGTAGCCGCGGACGTGGAAACCTGGAAAGGGTGATGCTCGTCACAGAAGCAGGGTTATCTGACTTTCTAAAAGGCAAAGAGCGCGTTCAAAAATACAACCCGGATCGTCTCAAGCACATTTATGTTATAAAGGATGTTTTGAATGAGTGAGAAAACATACGAGCGCAGCGACGAGCTGGAGCTGCTGGCGCGGGACGTGATCGCGTCCGACGAGCGGCTCGCCAATCTGTCGCTGGCGAACATCGGCTATCTGCAGGCGGACTTTGTGAAGACGGCCTCCGGCGGCAGGATCGTCAACGGCGACTGCGAAAAGGTCGGCCCGAAGTGGCGGGCGCTGACCGGTTACGATTTTGTCATCACGTTCTACAAGACCGCGGAGCTGCTCAACGATCACCAGCGGCGCCTGCTGATGTTCCACGAGCTCCGGCACGCCGGTTTCGATCCCGGATCCGGCGACCGGTGGACGATCCCGCACGACGTGGAGGACTTCGCGGACATCATCCAGAACGAGGGCGTTGACTGGGCTGTCCCGGAGGGGCTGACATGACGAAGCTGCTGACGGCGCGGGAGATCACCGACATGACGGTCGGCGAGTTCACCCGGCTCGGTCCGGTCAAACAGGTCGAGGTTTTCGAGCGGCTCCAGGCGATCACGCGCGTCATGGCGCGTCACAACGTCGCGGACGCCGAGGATCTGGACCGCAAACTGCGCAGCTCCGACCGGATGCGGTCGGTGATGACGGACGTCCCGGTCGCGGAGCTGCTCAAACTCAAGGAGGTAGGACGGTGATGGATGTGGTCATCTGTTTTCTGAGCGTCGGAGGCGCTCTGCTGGCGACGATCGCCATCTGCATGATCGAGAGCGCCGGCGCGAAACGGCGGGAGTGGTTCCGCGTCGAGATCGGGCGAGCCAAAGCCCGCGTGGACTACCTCCGCGAAGAGGGCGACGTCCAGAGCTACGCCCTCGCCATCAAGGAGCTGGAGACGCTCAGACGCGCAGCCGCCGGAATGGGGGTCGACGCCGAATGATCAAACAGTACTGCGACCGCTGTGGGTGTGAGCTCGGCAGCGCGGGACGCTACGAGACCGGCGCCGCTGACGCGATCCTCGACCGGATCGCCGTCCGGACGCGCCGGTGGGAGAACCAGTTCGAGCGCACCGAGATCGACCTCTGCGTCGACTGCTCGATCCTGCTTGATAAGTTCCTGCGGATGGAGGTGATCCCATGAGACGACGGGATCTGATCGGCAAGGGCGAGGAGCTGCACGTCGTCGTCCCGGTCGACGGAGCTGCCCCGGTGCGCTTCACCTACGCGGACGGCACGGGGTACAGCTCCAGGACGCTGACCGAGATGCTCGACGCCGGGCTGCGCATGACGATCCTGCGCCGGAACGGCACGCGGGAGAAGGTCACGAAGAAACTGATCCGGGAGGTGATGGGATGAGCCGCTGCCAATGGCCGGACGGTATGGAGATCAGACCGGACGGCGTCAACCGGCTGGATCCATGTAGCTATGACGTGATCGAGGAGCACCGAGACGTCACCGTCCGGGTGCTCAGGTGTAGCCGGTGCGGGCGTCAAGAAATCGAGTGGATAAGAGGGGAGGGAGACGCATGAGTGAGATCGTAAAAGCCGTGCTCATGGTCATGGGCGCCATTACGCTGCCGATCTATGTCGCGATCGTCATCGCGATCGTGGTCGAAATCTTTCGGCGGCTGAGCGATATGTGGAGGAGCAGGAAATGAGCGACCTTATCGATGGGGGTGAAAATGACTATGAGTGATTCAAGTGAAATGCGATGCCGCGATTGCTATTATTCAACAAAACGCACAGAAAATTCGTATATTTGTCGAAAACTACATTTTGATATTGACAACAAAACTTGTTTCAAACAGCGAATAGTTCACGTGAGAAGCGATGCAGATAAAGAAGAGGATGAAACCACATGAAGAAGATCATCGTCCTGATCCTGGCCGCCTGCGCGCTGCTGCTCGGCCTCGGCGGGTGTAAATTCGCCCACGGCTTCGTGCGCAGCGACGTCGAGCGGGCGCTGGTGGAGCTGCCCGGCGGCGAGGTCATGAGCATCGACGTCGAGCACTGGGAGTTCAACGAGAACGGCTTTTATAAGATCACCGCGAAAGACGGGAAGCAGTACATCGTCGCGTTCACCCGCTGCGTCCTGATCGGAGAATCGACTGGAGACGCGACAGAATGAAAGCGCGAGTGCTTGACGCCAGGGAGCAGCTCCGGCGCTCGGTCGATAAGCAGCTCCGGCAGCAGTACGATGAGCAGGCCGCCGGCATCGCCAGAGAGATGGCGCGGAAAGAGGTCTACGCAGCGAACGCGCAGTACGCAGAAGACTTCGACGCGTGCGTCCTTTACGCGCTGCATGAGGTGTGCGGATTCGGACGCGTCCGGCTGGAGAGGTTCTTCCGGCGATACATGGAGCTGCGCGAGGAGGTGCTCGACCGCTACCGGTTCGCCGACGGAAACGAGGACTATACCTGGTGGGCGCGTCGGGAGCTGAAACGGATCGGCGTGGACGTGGACGCGCTGCGCCGGGAAAAATAAGGAGGTAAAAATGAACGATTGTAAATTCACCGGGCGGCTGACCGCTGACCCGGAGGTCAGGACAACGCAGAACGGTCACCGCGTGGTGCCATTCACGCTGGCGGTCGACAGAATGAAGAAAGGCGCGGGCGAACAGACGCAGGCGGACTTCCTGCGCTTCGAGGCTTGGGACAACCACGCGGACACCATATCAAAATATTGCCGGAAGGGCACGAAGTTGCTGATCTCCGGCGCCGCCAGAGCGGAGAGCTACACCGACCAGAGCGGGAACAAGCGCACGAAATATTTCTTCCTCGTTCGCTTCCTGGAGCTGCCGCCGAAGCCGCCGCAGACGCAACAGACGCAGCCGTCTGACCAGTCGCAGCAGATCCGGAAGGCGCCGGTCGACGTGACCGTGACCTATGACGACGACTTCGCCTACTACGACGAGCAGGATCTCCCATTCTGATCGGAGGCTGACACATGGCCAGACCGATCAAGGCCGGGCTCGACTACTTTCCGCTCGACGTCAACCTCGACGATAAAGTGGAGCTGCTGGAGGCGGAGCACGGGATCACCGGCTTCGGCGTGATCGTCAAACTCTGGCAGAGGATCTTCGCGGACGGCTACTACACGCGCTGGGACGACGACCGCGCTCTGCTGGTGGCCAAGGACACCGGCGTCAGCGCCGCGGAGCTGCAAGCCATCGTCTCGACAGCCGTCCGGCGCGGGATCTTCTCGGCGGAGCTGCTGAACGACTACGACGTGCTGACCAGCCGCGGCATCCAGAAGCGCTATCTCACCTGCATCGACCGGCGGCGTGAGGTGGAGCTTGACAGGCGGCTGCTCCTCGTCAGGCCGGAGGACTACGGTTTCACCCTGCCGGATCCGATCGAGGGCGTCAACCGGGTGATCGCGGTCAACGCCGGGAAGAAGCCGAAGCGACCGAAGGAGGAGAAAAGCACGGCTTCCTACGACATCGACGACGCGCTCGACCGGGCGAAGAAACTCGACCCGACAAAAACCAAAAGACATTGATCAGACCAGCCCGGTCAAACGCGGAAAACCGCCGGGCTGGCTTTGCCATTGGCGCGGCGAAAATGTATGCACAAACCCCGGTTAATGTCAACGGTAATCCCTAAAGTAAAGAAAAGAAAAGGAAAGAAAAGGAAAGCAGTTACAGCCGCCGCCGGCGGCGAAGAAACGGAGGGTCTGAATGGAGATCAAGCTCACGATCCGCGGGAACCCCGCGCCGAAGAAAAACAGCCAGAAGATCATGCGCGGCGCCAGCGGGAAGCCCTTTGTCGCGCAGGGCGACCGCTATCGCCACTACGCCGAGGCCGCCGTCTGGCAGCTCAAGACGAAGCGCCCGCCGGAGCCGATCACGACGCCGGTCAATGTGCGCTGCGTCTACTACCGCCAGACCCGCGTCCGGTGCGACCTGGTCAATCTGCTGGAGGCGACGTGCGACATCCTCGTCGACGCCGGCATCCTCGCCGACGACAACTTCCATATCGTCGCCGGGCACGACGGCAGCCGCGTGTTGATCGACGCAGAGAACCCGCGCGTCGAGATCACGATCACGGAGGCGAGAGACTGATGCGGCTCACCACTGCCGACCTCAAGCGATATCGGCGGCTGCGTTTTATGACCACCCCCCGCGGGATGGCGCTCCGCGATGACGCCGCCCCCGGCGATCAAAAAACACCCCCCGCTCCCGAATTGACCCCCGGGGTCGTCGAGCGAAACCGCGCCACGCTGGAGCTGATCGAGGCATTCATCCGGACGCTGCCGGATGAATACACCCGCCAGATCGTCCTGCTCAAGTACGCGGACGGCTTGACGTGGTTCCAGATCGCGCAGCGGTTCGGCGGAACAACACCCGAGGCACTGCAGCAGCACGTCTATGCGCAACTTCGAAAATTTAACGAAAAGAAATGATGAGGACCATCTCCTTCTATCATTTCTTTTTTTTTTGATTGAATGATATTGAGAAAGTCTATCTGACGGCGACACGGGGGGGAGCCCACCCTGCCCTGAAGACGCTGAGCTTCCCCACCCCTGCGACTGGGCAAATATCTCGCAGAGAGGGGGCACCCCCGCCCCCCGACAATCGCGCGCGGGCGCGTTGAAATAATGAGAGCTGACAGACAGGGCCGCCAGCGGTCCGAATTCGACAAAAACAAGCGCCGGATCCTCGCCACGCAGTCGGTGTGCGGGATCTGCGGGATGCCGGTGGACAAGACGCTGCGCTATCCGCACCCGCTCGCGCCGACGGTCGATCACATCATCCCGCTTAATAAGGGCGGCCACCCGTCGAGCCTGGAGAATCTCCAATTGGCTCACTGGATGTGTAACCGCCAGAAATCCGACAAGCTCCTGAGTGCTAACGGTAACCTCCTTAGCGCGGCGGAGACGCCGGCTGATACCTCCCCGGCGTTTCCGCTTGCGCAAAACTGGGAAACCTATCGAAGATAAAACGAATTGAGGTGACGACATGGATCTGCAGACGAAGCTCGCGCTGAAACGCCCCGGCGTGATCCGGCGCTATCGCTACTACGAGATGCACCATTTCGCGCGCGACTTCGGGATCAGCACGCCGCCCAACCTGATGCTGTTCAACGCCTGCCTCGGCTGGTGCGCCAAAGCCGTTGACAGCCTCGCAGACAGAATCCAGTTTGACGGCTTCCGCGATGACACGTTTATGTTCACGGAGCTTTTCCGTTCCAACAACCCGGACATCCTATTCGACGCAGCCATTCGCGGAGCCGTCATTTCCTCCTGCAGTTTCGTGTACATCTATCCGGGCGAGGACGGGCAGCCGCGCTTCGAGGTGATCCCCGGCGCGGACGCGACCGGCGAGCTCGACCTCACGACCATGCTGCTGACAGAGGGGTTCGCCGTGCTGGAACGCGACGACTTCGGCCAGCCCAGCGTGACCGCCAGATTCTACGACGACGCGACCGTCATTCACTACGCGGACGGCACCGAGGAGATCTACGAGCATTCGGTCGGCCACCCGCTGCTGGTGCCGATCATCAACAAACCGGACGGCGTCCGGCCGTTCGGGCGGTCGCGGATCAGCCGCGCCTGCATGAGCATCGTGGACAGCGCGATGCGCTCGGTCAAGCGAGCGGAGATCTCCGCGGAGTTCTACTCGTACCCACAGAAATACCTCATCGGCACCGACCCCGAGCTCGACATCGAGAAGTGGGCGGCGAGCATGAGCGCGATGCTCAATATCTCGAAAGACGAGGACGGCGACAAGCCCACCGTCGGGCAGTTCTCTCAGCAGAGCATGAGCCCTTACAACGATCAGCTGCGGATGTTCGCCAGTCTTTTCGCCGGCGAGACCGGCCTCACCACGCACGACCTCGGATTCGTCGGGGACGTGCCCCAGAGCGAACAGGCGATCCGCGCCTCGCATGAGAACCTGCGGCTGATGGCGGTCAAAGCGCAGCGCGACTTCGCGGTCGGCATCAAAAACGTCGGATATCTCGGCGCGTGCCTGCGTGACGGCTATCCGTATAAGCGCCCGCAGTTCACCGAGACGACCGTGCTGTGGCGTCCGCTGTTCGCGCCGGACGCGACGCAGCTCACCAGCCTCGGCGACGCGATCCTCAAAATGGACCAGGCGCTCCCCGGCTACATCACCGAGGAAAAAATCAGGGAGTTGACCGGGTTATGAGTAAGAAGCTGACCGTCAAGCTCGACCTCAACGGCATCACGGAGCTGAAAGCGACACCGGGCGTGCAGGACTACCTCGACGCGCTGGCGCAATCCCGGACGCCGGAGGGCTGCGAGGCGAAACACTGGACAGGCCGGTGGACGTCGACCGTGGTCATCCATCCGGTGACCAAGGCCGCCGAGAAGAAAAACCTCGAGGACAACACGCTGCTCAAATCGCTGGGGAGGTGACGGGATGGCGGCAGACCTGAAAGTGATCCAGGACGCGATCATCCGCGACTTCACCGAGGCCGTCGCGAAGATCCCGAAGCCAAAAACCGGCTACGCCGGCGCCCAGCACTACGCCGCGCAGGTCGGAAAAGCGCTCGACACAGCATTCCGGAAGCACATCGGCGACGACGTGCTGATCGACGGATTTTTGACGAAGGACGCGGCGAAGCTGCTCGTCCGGGAACCGCTGACACGCGGTTGGGACGTTGTCTCGGCGGCGACCGCCGACGTGCAGACCGCACTCAACGAGGCGGCGAAGGTCAACATCAGAGGCGTGACCACCAAGGTCAATAAGCGCCGGGTCGACGGGATGGTCGGTGTCATGTCCGAGGATAAATTTGAAAAGACCTCGCGGCTGCTCCCGTCCTGCACGGACAACATCATGCGGGCAGCCGTCGACACGACGGCATGGCGAAACGCCGCGATCAACAGCGAGGTTGGTCTCGAAATGACTGTCGAGCGCATCCCGGACGCGACCGCCTGCGAATGGTGCCAGGAGCGCGCCGGCGTCTATCCGTATGATCTGGTCAAGGAGTTCGGCTCCGACGTGTGGCAGCGTCACCGTGACTGCGGATGCATCATCACGACGAGCGTCAGACGCTCACGCCGGTGATCCGGCAGGGAGGGAGGCACCAACATGGCCAAGCGGATCGGGCGGCAGACGCCCACCGCCTCGGTGGTGCTCCCGTATAAATCAAGCGTGGGAAAACAGGCTGTCAAGCTGTACGATCAATCGACCAAGCGCAAGGCTCTGACCTGGCAGAAGAAACTTCTGCGGGACATCATGGCCACGCGGGCGGACGGCCTGTGGGTGCATACGACTTTTGGGTACTCCGTACCCCGGCGGAACGGCAAAAATGAAGTGATCGTGATGCGGGAGCTATGGGGCCTTGTGAACGGGGAACGAATGTGCCACACCGCGCACCGGACCAGCACCAGCCACTCGGCGTGGGAACGCCTCTATCGCGTCCTCAGCGAGTGCGGTTACCGCGAGCTCGGCCGAAAAAAGCGGGACGAGCCGGACGAGGACGGATGTTTCCGGGTCTCCCGGCAGTACGGGCTCGAGACGATCACCATGATCGGCGGCGGCGTCATCCAGTTTCGCACCCGGACCGAGGCCGGCGGCCTCGGCGAGGGCTACGACCTCCTCGTCATCGACGAGGCGCAGGAATATACCGCGAACCAGCAGAGCACGCTGATCTACACCGTTTCGGATTCGAAAAATCCGCAGATCCTCATGTGCGGGACGCCGCCCACGGCGGTCAGCGCCGGCACGGTTTTCTCGGAGCTTCGCGACCGGCTGCTCGCCGGGAACGGCTTCGACGCCGGCTGGGCGGAGTGGGGCGTGGACGAGGAGCCGGAGGACATCGAGGATAAGAGCCTCTGGTACCGGACGAATCCGAGCCTCGGGACGATTCTCACCGAGCGAAAGATCAAGGCCGAGATCGGCACCGACAGGCTCGACTTCATCATCCAGCGTTTGGGGTACTGGTACAAATACAGCCTCAAAAGCGCGATCACGGCAGACCAGTGGGACAGCCTGCGGCTCGACGAGCTGCCGGAGCTGACCGGCGGGCTGACTGTGGGGATCAAATTCGGCAAACAGAAACCAACCGTCGCGATGAGCATCGCGGTCAGGACGTGGGACGGGAAGATCTTCGTCGAGTGCCTCGGCTGCCGGCCGATCACCGACGGGACGAGCTGGATCCTGGACTTCCTCCGGCGGGCGGACATCGACACGGTCGTCATCGACGGCGCGACGTCCGGCGAGCTGATCGACGAAATGAAGCAGATGCGGCTGCAGAAGCCGGTCACGCCGACGGTCGCCGAATACATCACTGCAAACGCCAACTTCGAACGGGCGCTCATCGACCGGCAGATCGTCCACATGGGGCAGCCGGGTCTCAAACAGTCGGTCACCAACTGCGAGAAGCGGTCAATCGGATCGTCCGGCGGTTTCGGCTACAAATCCATCGGCGACCCGGTGGACGTGGGCCCCTTAGACAGCATCGTGCTGGCGAGCTGGCGCTGCGGGAAGGCGAAGGCCAGGAAAAAGCAAACCGCGAAATATTAAACAGGTCATTCCCGGCGCGAGCCGGTTGACATAGAAATTTAACGCGCACCCGGCGGAGACAGGGGAAAGGAGACACATCATCATGGCAGAATTCAAACCGATCGAAACGCAGGAAGCTCTCGACGCGATCATCAAGGAGCGCGTCGCGCGCGTGGAAGGCAAATACGCCGACTACGCGGAACTCAAGGCGTACAAAGACGCGCACAAAGGCAAGGACGTCGGCGCGCTGGAGGCTGACATCGCGAAGCTCAACGATCAGGTCAAGAGCCTGACCGAGCAGCTGACCGAGCAGACCACCAAGGCGAAGGACGCCTCCGCCAAGTTGACGCGGATGGAGGTCGGACAGGCCGCCGGTCTCAAACCGGAGTTGATCGACCGCCTGCGCGGCGACACCCGAGCGGAGCTGGAAGCGGACGCCAAAGTCTTGGCGGGGCTGACCGGACACGGCAGCCACCAGCCGGGCTATAAGTCGTCCGGCGACGGCGGCAAGGGCGACCCGAAGGACGCGGCCTATGCCACGATGCTGTCCTCACTGATCGAGAGCTGAGGCTCTCGGAAAAATCTTAAAAACAGGAGTGAGAAAAAATGGCTAACGTCATCTCCAAATCGACGCTGTTCCCGGTCGAGCTGACCGGCGAGCTGCTGAACCTCGTCAAGGGCTCCTCGGCTCTGGCCGAGCTGTCCGGCAGATCTCCGCTCGCGTTCAACGGCTCCGAGATCTTCACGTTCTCGATGGACAAAGAGGTCGACCTGGTCGACGAGAACGGCGCCAAGTCCAACGGCGGCGCCACCATCGGCACCGTCACGATGAAGCCCGTCAAAATCGAGTACGGTATGCGCGTTTCGGACGAGTTCCTGATCGCCAGCGCCGAGTACCAAATCAACATCCTGCGGGCATTCGCGGAGGGCTTCGCGCGCAAGGCCGCGAAGGGCCTCGACATCATGGCGTTCCACGGCTTCAATCCGCGCACCGGCGCGGCCGCGACCACGCTGATCGGCGCGAACAATTTTGACGCCGCCGTCACGCAGACCGTCACCCGCACCGCCGACGCCAACGCGGACGTGGAGAGCGCCGTCGCGCTGCTGACCGCCGCAGGTCACCGCGCCAACGGCATCGCCGCGGGTCTGGCGTTCAACGGCGCGCTTGCCGCCGAGACCAAATCCAACGGCGACCCCATGTTCCCCGAGCTGGGCTGGGGCGCGACCCCGGACACGCTGCGCGGCATCCGCTACCGCGCCAACGGCACGGTCGACTACACCGGCAGCACAACGAAGGCGGTCGTCGGCGACTTCGAGCGGTTCCGCTGGGGCATCGCCCACGAGATCCCCGCGAAGGTCATCGAGTACGGCAACCCGGATAACGACGCCACCGCGGGCGACCTTCAGGGCCACAATCAGGTTTACATCCGTGCCGAGATGTTCATCGGCTGGGCGATCCTCGACCCGACCGCGTTCGCGCTGATCGAGACCTGACGATGCGCTACAGACGAGCCTGCGACGGGCGCGTCATTGACGTGAGATCGCCGATCAAGGCTCCCGGCTGGGAGCCGGTCGGCGAGACCGGCGAGAAGCCCGTCGACGAGAAACCGAAGCCGGCGAAGAAACCGACGAAAAAGAAAAACTAATGGAGGCGGCAGCAATGGAACCGTTCGCGACTGTTGACGATGTGCAGGTGCTCTTCCGGGAGCTGGACTGCCGGGAGCAGAGCCGGGCGGAGAAGATGCTGCCGCTCGTCTCTGACCTCATCCGCACCAAGGCGGCGAGCGTCGGGTTTGACATCGACGACCGCGTTGCGGCCGACACGGCCTACGCGAGCACCGTCAAATTGGTCACGGTCGACGTGGTGAGCCGGGTGCTGCGGCAGTCGACCACCGGCGAGCCGATGAGCCAGGAGAGCCAGGCGGCGATGGGCTACTCATGGAGCGGCACCTTCGCCATCCCGGGCGGAGGCGTCGCGGCCAGCCTTCTCCCGTCGGATCTGAAACGCCTCGGCATCGTCAAGGCGCAGAAGGCCGGGACGATCCGGCTGGACGGCGGCCCCTGCGAGGTGGGCACATGAGCAGCCACATCCACGGGATCCTTGTGCAGGTGGCGGTCAACACGATCACCGGGCACGACGCGCTCAACGCGCCGATCGTCTCCGTCGAGTGGGACACCGTCGAGAATGTCCTGGTCGGTCAGCCCTCCACGCAGGAGCAGGTGGACAGCCACCAGCTCTACGGAAAGCGGATCGCCTACACGCTGGCGATCCCCAAAGGCGACACTCACGACTGGACGGACACGCGGGTGATCCTGCCGGCGCCGTTCGCAGGCGAATATAAGACGTTCGGCCTGCCGACCGCCGGGATCGAGGAGAACATCCCGCTTGACTGGAACATCAAGGTCAATCTGGAGAGGGTGAGCTAATGGTCATCGAGACATACGTCGTCCAGTATCTCACCGACCGCGGCTACGCGGCATACGGAGAGGTCCCGCGGACGATCGGCGGCGAATTCGTCACGGTGGAAAAGGCCGGCGGCAGTCAGCCGAACCACATCGACCGGGCGACGCTCGCCGTGCAGTGCTGGGCGGACACGATGCTCAGAGCCGCTGAGCTCTCGGACGACGTCGCCGACGCGATGCGCGAGCTGGCGGAAGAGGACGCGATCTCCCGCGTCTCGGTCACGGGGCCGTATAACTACACCGACCCAAGCCGGGAGAAATACCGCTACCAGGCGGTGGCGGAGATCGTCTATTACAACGACGCGCCGGACTACGCGCCCGGCGGTTAAAAGGAGTGAAAAATCATGGCTAATACTGTCACTAACGTCACGACCGGTAAGCCGAAAACCACCGGCGCGATCTGGGTGGCGCCTGTCGGCTCGACGCTGCCGACTGACGCGACGACCGCGCTCGACGCGGCGTTCAAGTGCTTGGGCTACGCCAGCGAGGACGGCGTGACCAACGCCAACAGCCCGGACACCGACACGGTCAAGGCGTGGGGCGGCGACACGGTGCTGACGCCTGTCAACGGCAAGGACGATACGTGGAGCTTCACGCTGATCGAGGCGCTCAACGCTGACGTGCTGAAATTCGTTTACGGCTCGGCAAACGTCTCCGGCACGCTCGCGACCGGGCTCACGGTCAGCGCCAACAGCAACGACACGGACGACGTGGCGCTGGTCATCGAGATGGTGCTGCGCGGCGGCGCTGTCAAGCGCGTGGTTCTGCCGATCTGTCATGTGACCGAGGTCGGCGAGGTCAGCTACACCGACGCGGACGCGGTCGGCTACGAGACCACCGTCACGGCGCAGCCGGACAGCGCGGGAAATACTCATTACGAGTACATTCTCAAAACGTGATTGATGAGACAGGGGTCCGGCATCAGCCAGACCCCTGCGAATGCTGAAAGGAGCGAACCATGGCACAACCAGAGAAGAAGCGGCTGATCGACGGCTTCGATTACTCGATTAAGACTGAATCGCTCGACGACTATGAACTAATGGTCGACCTGGCGAAAGCTCAAAAAGGCGCATACGACATGCTTCCCGATTGCATTTCGAGGTTGATCGGGGCCGATGGCGAAAAGGCCTTGCGTGAACATCTTCGGAAAAATGGGAAGGTCAGCTTTTTGGAAATGCTCACGGCACTTAGCGAATTGATTGAAAAAGCCGGGAAAAAAAACTAATGGTGCTGGCAGTCGTCCAGTATCGATACCCGGACGAACTGACAGCGGATCTGGCTCAATACTACCACATTTTTGATTTTTCAGAGCACCCCCCCGGGCTGGTGGCGACGCTCACCGAGCAGCTGCCGGACGACAGCCGCGTCAAGCGGAGGCTCGCCGGGCTCGGGTGCTCGCGGCTGGAATTTCTGACGGCGCTCGCCGTCGACCGGCTGTCCATCCTGGTCTGGGCGCAGACCAAAGACGGCCAGAAGGGCAGAAACCGACCGAAATCCATCGCGCAGGCGCTCATGGGCGGCGACGATCAGGATCAGAAAACGGAGATCTTCGACAGCCCTGCAGATTTTGAGGAGACCCGCGCCGCGCTGATCGCGCAGGCGCAGAACGGAGGGGATTAACACGCAGAACTACATCATCATCAACGGGAAACCGAGCTATGAGATCCCCGGGCTCATCATCTGCACGGTGCCGCCGGTGACCAAACCGGCGAAAAAACTGGAGACGCTGTCGATCCCCGGCGCCAACGGGGACATCGTCACCAGCGAGGGCGGCTACGAGCCCTACGACAGGAAATTCACGGTCGGCGTCTCCCGGTCGCTCGGCGATCTGGAGCAGATCGTCCAATACCTGGAGCAGGACGGCTCCTGGGTGTGGTCCAACGAGCCGGATAAGATCTACACGGCGCGGCAGACGGCGCGGTTTGATTTCGCGCGGATGGCGCGGCACTATAAGACCGACATCACCGTCACGGTGCAGCCAATCAAGCGCAGCATCCTGCCGCCGGTCTCGTACTCAGACTGGACAGCTGAGTTCAACGCGGAGCTCTATCTCCCCAATAACGGAAACACGCGGAGCGAACCGTCCTACTCGTTTGAGCTGCAGAGCGCTCCGGCGTGGTTTATTCTCTGGACGTCCGAGGGGTCGCACCAGATCGTCGTCGGACCGCGGGAAACGTATAACAATTTAAAAATCACGCTGGACACCGCGACCGGGAACGCGACCGGGACGCTCGTCTACACGGACGATACGACGCGCACCGGCTATCTGACCGACCTGGTAGAGGTGCGGAACGTGGAGACGCGGCAGTATGAGGATATCACGGCGCTCCGGCTGCCCGCCGGCGGCGAACCGGCATACATCAAACAGGTCGAGCCGCCGCCCGGCGAAGAGAGCAGCGTCGCCTTCGGCGTGAGCGCCAGCGACACGACGGCTTATATCTGACATCAACGAGGTGAGGACATGATCAACGATCCCAATGAGATCATCGCGAGGCTCTACCCGGTCGACGCCGGATCCGGCGGAGGCGGCGGAGGCGGCACCGGACAGAATTTGACGATCCTGCAGCCGAACGGGCAGAGCGCCGTCTATAACGGCAGCGCCGAGGTCACCGCAGACGCGCGGCCGAAGACGCTGACGATCAAGAAGCCGGACGGGTCGAGCGTGGAGTATAACGGCGGCACCGATACCACGGTGGACACCAAGCCTGCGACACTGACGCTGAAAAGACCGAACGGCTCGAACATCGTTTACACCGGCGCAGCGAACGTCTCGGCGAACATCGGCAGCGGAACGAACGGCACGATTGGGGCGGCTGATCTTGGCGCTAAAGCTGTCGATTTTTCCGCGCTGGATGACGCGCTTCGCGTCGCTGCCCGCTACGGCGAGGAGCTCACCGGCACGCTCTACAACGTGCAGGACTACGGCGTGACCGGGAACGGCACGACCGATGACGGCTGGGCGATCCAGGCTTGCATCGACCAGGCGCGGGTCAACGCCGCGACGACATCATCGACCGCCGACAGAGACGCGGACGTCACACGCGTGACGCGCCCGGTGATCTACTTCCCAGCAGGGACGTACAACATCACGCGCACGCTGTTCTATTACTCAAACATGACGTTCGTCTTCGCGCCCGGCGCGATGGTGCGAAAAGGCGTGAATGTCGACGGCGACCCGAATACCCGGCTGACGACCTGCATTTTCGCGCCATACTTCGATCCGAGAATCGGCGTTTGGTCATCCGGCGACGGAACATTTGACGGCGGGCAGCGGTTCGGCGTGCGCGACGTCAAGTTCCTCGGCGGGAAGATCAGCGGCTACAACTATAACGGCAGCGGCGTGGACGCGCAGCCGTCCGCGATCGTCTTTCTGCTGACGCTGTGTAAAGACATCGACATCATCGGCATGGAGATCGACGGCAATCTGGGCGGGCACTCGTTCGAGATCAACTCCTCGACGCACGTCCGAATCCGGAACTGCGTTTTCAAAAATATTATCCAGACCGGCTCCGGGAACGGCTACGAGAACGTGCAGATCGACGCCGCGACCTGTAACGCCACCGCCAGCGTCCTGATCGCCGAGGCGCACACCGGCACGGCGCCGGACGGACGCAACCACGGCACGTGGTACACCTACACCAGCGGCGGCTCGTATAAATACCGCATGACCGGCGGCTACTACGATTTCACAATGCTGCCGCCCGGCGATCAGTTCACCGCGCCGAGCTCTCAGACGGACTACGCGCTGATCATCGCGAAAATGGGCTGCACCACGAAGGCGCAGGTCAACGCACAGGAAGGCTTCCGGCAGTGCTGCCACGACATTGAGATCTCGAACTGCTATTTCAGAAATGATAATGGCACGTCCTGCACGGTCTCGGCGATCGGCTCGCATACGGATTTCAGAAAGCCGCAGCCGACCGAGCAGGAGCCGGATCCGGCAGGCGAAAACTACGCCGACCCGGAACACGATATGCACACAGACATCAAGATCCTCGATAACGTCTTCTACTGGCCGATGTCCCGCGCAGACGGCTCGAACTACCGCGGCGTCATCACCTTCGGCGCGGCCAACATCGACCCGCGCGTCAAGACCTGCACGATCCGCGGGAACGTCTTCCACGGGACGGGCGCGTCATCTGACGTCGCGATCACTGCATATAAGGCGACCGGATCGAGGCAGGTGGCTCCGGCGACCGGCGCGGTCTCGGAACCGGTGACGCGGTTCAACGCGGAGAACGCGACCCACTGCCCGCAGCGCGATTATCGAATTTTTGAAAATACGTATCACAACATCACCGGATGGGAGACCGCCGGAACGCTGCCGAATGATGAGCTCGAGAAGATCTACTACGGTACAGAATCCTCGAACGCCTATCTGACGATGGACGCGGGCAGCCTCAGCTCGTGCCGGATCTGGAAATGGCGCGGCATGATCCACGCCCACATGACCGTGACGAACGTCTCGATCGCGGCCAGCGATAAGGGGATAAAGCGGATCGCGACCATCAATCAGCCGTTTCGGCCTTACGCGCCGCGCGTCGACATGAAGGTCAACGCTCCGATCGCGGCGTATATCACAGACGCGAGCGGGTACTACCCGGCGACAGGCTACATCTCCTACGGCGCCAATACGTCGACACTGACGATCATCACGGGCTTCACCGGCACAGCGACCCAGCTGGTCATCGACTATTTTTACCCGGTCCAGATCTGACGGAGGTGACGACATGACACACATCATGCAGGGCGACGCGTGCCCGCTGATCTTTGAGGTGCGCGACGAAGACGACGCGCTCATCACCGCGGGGGACGTGGACGTGCTGGAGTTCTGCGTCGGCTCCATCCGGAAGACCACGCCCGTTATCACCTACGCGGACGGCGCCTGGACGATGCCTCTGACGCAAACCGAGACGCTGGCGCTCAAACCGGGCATCACGCCCATCCAGTGCCGCGTCAAGCTGCCGAGCGGCGACGTCTACGGCTGGCGTGACTGCCTGATGGTGGACGTGGAAGGCTCGATCTCGCAGGAGGTGCTCTGATGGACGCGATCAAAGTCAAACTCATCGGTCTGTCCCGCGGCGGAGGCGGAAACCTCCAGCCGGACAAGACCGCGACACCGACCAAACAGGAGCAGACCGTTCGGGCGGATCCCGGCTACGACGGCCTGCGGCAGGTGACCGTCGAGGCCATCCCCGATCAGTACGCCGATGTCTCAGGCGTCGACGCCGGCGCCGGAGATGTACGCGTCGGGAAGGTGATCGTCGGCTCAGACGGCGAGACCATCACCGGTACGATGCCGCCGCAGAAGCCGGAAGAGATCGGGTACGCCACCCCGACCGAGCAGGCGCAGACGGTCACACCGACCGCCGGCAGCGTCTTCTCGGCGTTTGAGGTCGACGCGATCCCGAGCGAATACGCTGACGTGAGCGGCGTGGACGCGACGGCTGCCGACGTTCGGATCGGGAAGATCATCGTCGACGCGCAGGGCGACACGATAACCGGCGAGATGGAGCCGCAGAAGCCGGAGCAGAGCAAGAGCGTAGTGCCTACAGTTAGTAGTCAGTTGGTCACGCCGGACCCCGGCTACGCTCTCTCCCGGGTGGATGTGGGCGCGATCCCGTCGGAGTACGCGGACGTCAGCGACGTCACCGCGACCGCCGGGACGGTGCTCACCGGGTCTGATTTTGTGGACGCTTCCGGCACGCTGGTGCACGGCGCCTGCGACTACGACGCGGACACATCCGACGCGGACGCGACCGCCGGACAGATCGAGGCAGGGGCGACGGCGTATGTCGGCGGCGAGAAAGTCACAGGCACGATGCCCGTCAGGAGCACAGACGTTGAGATCAGCGACCTGTCGCCTGTGCCGATCCCGGCAGGGTCGTATGACGGAGCGACGGCGAGCGCAAAAATCGACGATACCGAAGCGGCGAAAATCGTCCCTGAGAACATCAAAAAAGATGTTGAGATCTTCGGGCAAGTCGGAGCGTATGAGGGCGTTGATACGTTTGAGCAGTATTTCGACAACACGCTGACAGAGTATTCAAACAGCACAGCGACAGTCATTACACCAAACATGTTCGAAGGCAAAAGTGCATTAGAAAAAATAGCTTTTCAAAGTGTCGCCGCAATCAAAGACTACGCATTCAGAAATTGCAGTGCATTGACAGAAACAGACTTACCAAATGTAACGAGCATTGGTACTTTTGCGTTTGCGGGTTGCACATCGTTGACGGAAGCAGACTTTCCGAATGTAACGAGCCTTAGTTCTTATGCGTTTGTGAATTGTACATCGCTGACGAGAGTGTCGCTTGATTCTTTGCAAACGATTTCGACTGCACACAACTATATGTTTGACGGCTGTACAATGCTGTCCGAAGTTAATATGCCGAGTGCGACCAGTTTGACAGGGGCGATCTTTTCCGGTACCCCTTCGCTTATCCGATTGGTCTTGCCGAGCATCGAGACCGCGAACACAAGCGGATCATTGTCTTCATGGGGTTGGATGGGAAATAGCGGAATCCGAATCGTTGACTTTGGTGATCGTCTTCAAACAATTTATAATCACGTGTTTCGGAATGCGCAACATTTTGATACACTGATTATTCGTGCGAATTCCGTCCCGACACTCGAAGATATTGGTGCATTTTATGGTTCGCCTTTCGCGTCAAACGGTACAGGCGGAACGCTGTACATACTGCAGTCGCTTTATGACCATCTTGGAGACGGAACGGCGGACGATTATCTGAACGCGACCAACTGGAGCGTCATTTTGAGCTATCCGAACAACCAAATCTTGCCGATTGAGGGCAGTCCTTATGAGGTGACGACATGATTAGACAGGAGCAGTTGACCATCGGCGGACGGGCGTTTGTTCGCACCTATTCGGACGCAGGACGGTATGTCGTGAGCGACGAAACCGGGGTCGAATATACCGAGGCTTATGACCCGGCAGAGCTTGGACGGACGTACCACGAAGGCGACGTGATCCCGGTCGAGCCTGAGCCGGATGAGCACTATCTGGATGCGCCGGCTAACGACGTGGAAATTTGAGACTGACTTGCATTTTGATTCAATTCTGAAGCAATTTTGACGCAATTGAGGTGATAACATGGCTGACGGTCCGAGTATCGCGAACGCTTATGTGCAGCTGATCCCCACGATGGAGGGCGCACAGGCGCAAATCACCAAAGAGCTGGGCGGCGAAGAGGCCGGCACCGAGGCCGGGAACAAGATCGGCTCGGCGATCAAAAAAGCCATCGCCGCCGCCGGGATCGGCATGGCGATCAAGGCCGCCGTCGACGCCGGAAAAAAGGCCTGGGAAAACATCAACGCGGTCGCGGAGTACGGCGACCAGATCGACAAGACCAGCCAGAAGGTCGGCCTCTCGACGGAAGCCTATCAGCGCTGGGACTACGCGATGCAGATCAGCGGCTCCAGCATGGCGGACTGCACGGTCGGCCTCAAAACGCTGACCAACACCTACGATGACGCGATCAACGGCACGGACACCGCCGTCGCCAAATTCGACCGGCTGGGGCTGTCGATGGACGACCTCGCCGGGAAGAGCAGAGAGGAGATCTTCGCGACCGTCGTCCAGAGCCTCCAGAACGTCACCGACGAGACCGAGAAGGCCGCGCTGGCGAATGACTTTTTCGGGAAATCAGGCCAAAACCTGATGCCAATGTTTAACATGACGAACGAGCAGCTGGCGGCCACCATGGCCGAGGCTGACGAGTACGGCATGGTCATGAGCGATGACGCCGTCAAGGCGGCTGCCGCCTTCGAGGACAGCCTCACAAAAATGAAGGGCACGGCCAACGGCATCAAAAACAGGGTTTTCGGCGCTCTGATGCCGGCGGTCACCTCCATCATGGACGGCCTGTCTGACAGCATGGCCGGATTTGAGGGCGGCACCGAGAAGATCAGCACCGGGATCAACGATCTGGTCGGCCAGATCACCGAAAAAATCCCCTACGCGCTCGACATCCTCGCCGGGATCATCCCGGACGTGGTGGGCGGTCTCGCGACCGCGATCACCTCGCTCGACTGGGGCTCCATCGCCAACAGCCTGATGGAGGCGGTCAACGGTCTGCTGGAGGCCGCGGTCACCGCGCTGCCGCAGCTGGCGACTGTCGCCATGACCCTGCTCACCGGGCTGGTGACCGGTCTCGCCAAGGCCGCGCCCACGCTCCTGCCTATGGCGACCGAGGCGATCCTCGGGACGATCCAGGCGCTTTTTGATAACGCGCCGGCTCTGGTCAAAGCGGCGATCCTCCTGCTCAACGGTCTGATCGACGGCATCCTCAAGATGGTCGAGGTGCTCCTGAGCCCGTCCGGGCAGGCGACGCTTGAGAGCATCATCAACGCGATTGGTGAAGCCGTCCCGATGCTGATCGAAGCCGCGTTTTCGATCCTCGAAAAATTGCTGACTTATCTGATCGACAACATCGACACGCTGCTTCCTGCAGCGATCCAGATGGTCATGACCATCATCCAGGGCATCGGCTCGTCACTCGGGAAGATCCTCAAGGCCGCGTATGAGCTGCTCGGAAAATTCCTCAAAGGGCTCGCCGACCCGGTGATGCTTGGGAAAATCCTCAATGCGGGCGTGACCGTGGTCAACGAGATGATCAGCGGCGTCTGGTCCATGCTGGGCGGTCTCTGGGACGCGGGCATGGACATCGTCCGCGGCATCTGGAGCGGCATCAGCAGCGGCTTCGGCTGGATCAAGGACATGATCTCCGGCTGGGTCGGGAACGTGCTGGACTTCATCAAGGGCCTCTTTGGCATCGGTTCGCCGTCCAAGGTGATGGCCGATCAGGTCGGCCAGTGGCTCCCCGCCGGTCTGGCGGAGGGGATCGTCGATAACTCCGGCATCATCGACGACGCCTGGGGCGAGGTCACGGACGACATGACCGCCACCGCCCGTGTCGACATGATCGCCGGATCCGCGCGGATCGGACAGCTGCAGAGCGCCCAGCTCGCGCAGACCGCGCGGACGATGACGCCGGAACAGTTCGCCGAGGCGGTCGCCCGGGCGCTGCTGGGCGTCAAGGTCGAGCTCGACGGCAGAGAGGCCGGACAGTTCGTCCGGAAAACCGTGCTCGACGCTGTCTACTATTAACGGAGGGACGCCATGGACAATACCGACATCTGTCTGGACGCCAGAGAGCTGGCGACGACAGTCTCCGACCGGCTCGCGTTCGCTTTCCGGGCTCAGTGCCCGTGGGTGGTGAGCGCGGCAGAGGTCAACATCATCGACGACGGGGAAACGGTCGTCAGCGCGTCGACCACCTCCGGCGGGGTCAGCATCACCAACAGCGACGGCTATGTCGCAGGGACGTGCTACCTCACATCGCAGCGCATGAGCGCTCTGTCTCGGGGCTACTACCATTACGCGCTCTATCTGACGGTCGAGGTCGACGGGACCAACCGCCGGGTGCTGGCGGCAGGCGGGCGGCTGCGCGTCGAGGATGATCACCTGCCGCGTGCGTTTCTCGGCATCCGGAGCGACCTGTTCTCCCTCAACCGGCGCGACCTGGAGGTTCGCCAGGGCACGATGCTGCGTCTGCGGATCCAGGCGGTCAGCGACGCCAGCCGGATCGTCGGCGTGCTCCATGTGCGCACACCGGCAGGCGCCTGGAGCTCCCACGCCTCGACCGACCTCGGCGACGGGATGTACGCGCTGACGCTGACGCCGGAGGAGACGGCGGCGATGACCGCCGGGCGCTACTCTTACGCCGTCACCGTCCATGACTATGGCAGGACGGAGTATGCCACCGTCGCCAAGGGCTTGCTCTGGGTGCGACCCGGGGAGGGGATCGGATGAATCTGCTCGGCGTTTACCCGGCGACGGCGCGGACTATATTCGATCCCGCGGCGCGGATGATCGAGGTATACAGCGCCCACGTCAACCACGAGGAGGGCGGTGCCTGGGAGCTGACGCTCACCATGAGCGCCCACGACCTGGACGCGCTCGACTGCCTCGCGGATCAGTGCATATTCGCCGCGCCCACGCCCGAGGGGATGCAGCCGTTCCGGCTGCGCTACGTCGAGCGGGACGGCGACATCGTCACGGTCCGGGCGCCGCACGTCTATTTCGACGCGGACGGCGTACTGATCTACAAGGCCGCGCTCGAAAAACTCGGCGATCAGGAGCGCACGATCTGGGACGCCATCGACGTCCTGCGGCGGCAAACGGATACTGGATTATTCTCGCCGACGCCTACGCAGAACCCGAACCCGGATCCTCAAAACCCGAACGGCCTGCCGTGGACGCTGATCACAGACGGCACGGTCACGACGCGCAGCACGTTCCGTTTCCAGCTTCTCAGCCTGACCGAGGCCATGAACATGGTTGCGGCGCGGTGGAACTGCTATAGCAAGCCGAGCGGCTTCGGCGTCGTTTTTACAGCCAACCGCGGCAGCCAAACCGGCTACGCGATCCGGTACGGCGTCAACATGACGCGAGCGACCGTCTCATACGACTGGAGCACGGTCGCGACCGCCATTTTTCCGACCGGCGAGAGCGACGCCTATTATTTTCCGCCGGTTTATCTGCGTCCGTATAAGGTCTATTCAATCGCGCATCTTTACCATCGCGAATACCAAACAGGAATTACTCGCGAAAGAGTTAAAGAAGAGAACCCCGGGAAGACTGACGAGCAGATCGACCAGCTGCTGAGGCTCTACATCGAGGAAGAGATCTGGGACATGGCTTACGAGGACGTCAGTGCCCACTCGACGCCATCCGTCAACTACACCGTCGAGGGCTACGTCGACGCGAACACGCAGATCCGCACAGGCGACACCGTGCGGTGCGTCGACCCTCGCTACGATCTGGACCTGACGGCGGCCTGCATCGCCTACGATTACAACGTCGTCACCGAGACCTACGACAGTATCCAATTCGGAGATTACAAGCGATCCCTCAGATCGCTGCGCCCGAAGAATTAAGGGAGGAGATCAACATGGCAAAAACACCAACCGCGTGGGGCATCGACGTCTCAGGCTGGCAGGGCACCATCGACTGGAACCGCGTCAAGGCGACCGGCTGCGGCTTCGCGGTGCTCAAAATGGGGAATATTTACAACTCTGACACCGGCGTCGACCTGGAATCGAACTTCCGGCGGAACGTCTCCGAGTGTGAGCGCGTGGGGATGCCATACGGCGTATACGTCTACACCTACGTGCAGACGCCTGCGCAGATGCGCGTCGTCATGCCGGCTGTGGCCGCGGAGCTCAAACGCACCTGTCATCTGATGGACGCGATCCCGTGCTATCTCGACGTGGAGGAGCAGGCCGTCGTAGCCGGCGGAAACCGCAACACGCTCGACATGGTCAAGGTCTTCTGCGAGGCTGTCGAGGGCGCGGGCTTCCGCGCCGGCGTTTACACGGGAGCGTGGTGGTGGAAGGCGTATATGCCGGACGCCTGGTACGACACCAAGGCCAAGTGGGTGGCCGACTGGTCGAGCAGCTGCGACTGCGACCGTCCCTACGGGATGTGGCAGTACGCCGAGACCGGCCGCGTCGACGGGATCAGTGGGCAGGTCGATCATGATTACGCTTATTTCGACGTCAGCGGCAAGGCCGCCGCGCCGGAGCTGACCGACCGGGAGCAGACCTACACGGTCCGGCCCGGAGACACCTGGGCGAGCGTCGCCGAGCTGTACAAAATGAAGGCCGTCCCCGGCGGCGTCGCGCTGCTGGAATACAACAACTACAAGACCGGCGATCCGGCGCTCGTCTATAAAGTCATCAACCAAAAGACGATCAAGATCCCGGCTCGGTGGACGCCCGGCGACCTCAACGGTGACGGCAAGGTCACGGCCGCTGAGGCGCGAAAGATCCTGCGCGCCAGCGCGGGGCTCGAAACGCTCACCCCCGCCGAGAGGATGCGTGCCGACGTGGACGGCGACGGAAAGGTCGAGGCCGCCGACGCGCGGGAGGCGCTGAAAAAGAGCGCCGGGGTGACAGAATGACGCCGGCGGTGGCGTCCGTGCTGGGAGCCGCGCTCTCTGGCGTGGTGGCGATCATCGTCAGCGTGATCAACTCCCGCGCCCAGCACCGAACCCTCATGGGAGAGCTGGAGCGGCAGAACGCGCTCCAGGAATACCGACTGAAAAAACTGGAAGAAAAAGTCGACCAGCACAATCACCTCGACCGGCGCATCGTCGCGCTGGAGGAACAGGTCAAGACGCTATTTAATCAGATCTCAAAGGAGTGACGGAAAATGAGTAAAAAGGAGCTGCGCGAGCGCGTGCTGAAGACCTTCGTCGAGGCGTTCCTCGCGGTCCTGCTGCCGGACGTCGGCATCATCGTCAATCAGATCGTCAACGAGCGCGAGGTCTGGTGGGCTGTCCTGCTCCCGGTCGTCGCCTCCGCCATCGCCGCCGGGATCAGCGCGGCGTGGAACACGATCAGGCCGCCGGAGCAGCCGCCTGACGCATGAGTCTGCTTGATTCACCCGTCACCCGACGGGTGATTTTTTTTGAAAAAATTGGAAAATCTGAGAAAAAAGGGTTGACAAATCACCCATTGGGTGGTATAATTTAGACGTAATCAAGAGAGACACGGAGGTAATCACAATGACAGAGCTGAAGGTTAAGGAATGGATCGTTGAACGTGAGCAGAACAAGGCCGCCCGCTACGATCGCTGGATCGACTACTCCCGCCGGAACGACGACGGAACGCCCGCCAGAGACGGCGACTTCGTCTGGGTGATCGCCACCGTCGAGGCCGAGACCGAGAATGCTGTCAAGGTCACACTGGAGACCGGCGCGATCGTCGGCAGCGTCGCAGGCTGGAGCTGCTGGATCCCGAAGAGCCAGATCGCCGCGTAAAGAACCACCAAAAGAAACAAAGAACCACCGGCGCCGGGGCGGTCAATCCCCGGCAGAAATAAGGAGGTAACAATAATGGCAATCGAGATCAACATGGAGAACATCAAGACGGTAGCGCGCGAAAGCCGCACGAACACGATCGGACCTTACAGCAGATCCGGCGCTCACCTACAAGTCAACGTAGACACCGAGACCGGCGAAGTCTGGAGCGACTACCTGATCGGCGAGAGCTGGGAGCAGTACCACAATCCCAACATCCTGACCGTCTGTAACCTATACGGCAGGATCACCGCGGACGAGCTTCTTGAGCGCGTCCGGGAAGTGATCAAAGAAAACGAGAGATAAGGAGGACGTCAGAATGAAACTCAAGCTGCTGAACGGAACCTACACGGAAGCGGATAAAGTGAACGCTTACACGACCCTCGATGAGCGGGCGTATGCAGTATACAGCCAGTGCGATCCGCTCGACATCTACCGCTACGAGGTCGCCGCGCCCGGCCCATACTACGTCGCCCGCGAAGATGAAGATTTCGACCCGTACGGAAGCGAGTATCCAGTTTGTATCTCTGCGGAGCGCGTCCGCTGGTACTGGAACGAGCAGGGCCCCGAGTGGACCTCTGAGCATCCCGATCCCTTTGAATTCTGGCGCGAAGCCGACGAGGACGACATCGAAGAGTTGGGCATCGACGACGCGGAGACACGCTACTGCCTGCGCGGCTGCTACGACATGGACGATCTCACCTTTGAGAAGCTCAACGCCGTGCTGATCGAGATCGGCGAGGAGGCGGCTGAAACGGAAGCCAAGCACAAAGAGGCCGACACCGGAATGCGCTATCGCTCCTGGCTGGAACTGGTCAGCGACGCGCTCGACATCCAGGACGCGGAGCGCCTGCTCGCTGAGATCGGCGGGCCGACATGGATCGAGGCCTACACGCCGGACGAATGCGTCCGGATCTGCGAGGCAGCTGTCGCGGTCGCCGGCGACGGGATCAGAGGTCTGCTGGCGTTTCTCGGGACGTCGCAGGCAGCTTTCGCGGATCGCTACCTGATCCCCCGCCGGTCGGTGGAGAACTGGTGCACCCGGTCGGAGATCAACCATCGGGACTGTCCGGCCTACGTCGTGAGCCTCCTGAGCTACGCCGCCCTGCGCGACGCCGGGATCATCTGAGCGATCAAAAATGCCCCCCGGTGGGGGCATTTGTCGCTTTAGCCGAGATGCAGCTGACTAACATTTGACTAACATTAACGGACGATTTTTAGCATTTTTTGTGGTCGTTTTCGAACCGAAAGAGTAATCGACCGAAAAGCCAAAACACCCGCGAAGCCTTGCTGTGACTGGCCTCGCGGGTGTTTTTGTGTGGCAGGGGCAGAAGGACTTGAACCCTCGGCACGCGGTTTTGGAGACCGAACGCGGAATCCCGCGAAGCCTTGCTATGACTGGCTTTGCGGGATATGCTGACTAACATTTGACTATTAGAGCGACCGCATTGTTGCGGTTTTTTCGCGACGTTTACGAACCGAGTTTTCGCAGATCCGGGCGCTCCGGACGCTTGAAACGCGCTGCGAATTCGTCGAGGTGAATGATGTTAGCGCTTTTATGTTCGTCGCGAAGCTCGGTGTAGATCCGCAGGGTCGTCGTGATGTCGGAGTGGCCGAGCTGATCGCGGGCGACCAGCACATCGACGCCGGCCTCAAACAGCATGGTTGCGTAGGTGTGCCGCAGGCAGTGGTAAGACCATGTCGGGATCACCATCGGGACGCCGTGGGGGTCAAATTTGCTGACGTCCCCACCGTGACCGTACCTGACGTTCAGATCCGCGAGGTAGGACTGGAGGAGCGCGCGCCACGCCGTCTCTGACATCATGCCGCCGCGCGCCGACGTGACGACGTGGTCGCTGACGTGCGGAGCTGCCCGTAGCTCGTCGATCAGGATCTCCGGTATCGTCACCGTCCGGGGGCGTCCGTTTTTCGGGAGCTTGACCATTTTATTCTTGTAGTCGTAACTCTTGCTGACGCGGATCTCCCCACGCTTGAGGTCAACGTCCGACCACAGGAGCGCGGCAGCCTCGCCCCGGCGCAATCCGGCGAACATCATCAGCATCATCGGTAGCCGCCCGCGGTGCTCAAATTCGCAGACCCACTCCTGTTCCGTCAGCGTCAGCGCCCGGCGCTCCTCGTGGTGCGCTCCCGCCGGGATGCGGCAGCTCTTCGCCGGGTTGCTGGTGCATCCGCGATTATCCACGGCGTATTCAAACACAGCCTCGATCAACGACTTATATCGCGACAGTGTGCGGTCTGAGGTCTCCCGCCCCGTGTTAGGATTTTCGGCATACAGCGCGTTGAGGAAACCCTGCACATCACGCCGGACGACGGTCTCGATGCGTTTGGATCCGAGCTGCTCGCAGAAGAGATCGAGCCGGGCGGCTTTGAGCTTGAATTCGCTTTCGGTCAAAAACGGCTTGTTGTCCGCGAGCCACGCGTCGCACCACTCCCGGACAGTGCCGGTGGCGACGACCCCGCGCTCCCGGTTGAGCTGCGCCCGGACGGCCGCGGCCTTCTGCTCGACCTCCTCGACAGTCGCGCCGTAAACGGACTGGTAGATCCGTTTGCCGTCCCGGGTGCCGATGTACACGTTTTTCATGTAGCGCCCATCGGGGCGCTTTTTCAGCTCCGCCATATCAGCCGAGCGCGATCATGACGCTGCCGTTGTAATCAAAAGAATTGACCTCGACGTATCCGTTTTCGATCAATTTGAATTCGCCGCCTTTGATATCGATCTTCGTGGCGACGACATGCGGCAGCAGCTTCTTGACGTCGAGAGCGTCCCCTGCAGGAACAGCACCGATCCGAAGGCCGTTAGCATACACGCCGACGCAGTTCGGGTCGTGCGGGTTCTGCGGCTCCGGGATGAGCTGCACGTTGATATCGCCGGAGAAGTAATAACGGTAGACGCGCTTGCGCTGGCCGGCGTACTTTTCGACGAGCTGCGCATCGGTCAGGTCCCAGTCGCGATTCTGCTTCCCGATCTGCATGAGGTTCTGCTTGTGCGCGAACAGCCCCATGATTTCGTATTCGCGGGTCGTGCCGGTCTGCTGCGTAGGAGCTGCCGATCTGACCGGAGCCGCAGGAGCCGCCGGAGCTGCCGTCACTGCCGGACCCCAGTCCTTTTGGGTCGCGATCTTGATGATGTCGACGAGCCAGCCGATCCCGAACAGACCGGCGGTCAGGAGATAGACGATCCCCATGCCGACGGAGCCGAGGTAGAACCGGTGCAGGCCGAGGCCTCCGCCGAGGATCGCGAGAACGATCGCGACCGTTTTGTTTTTCCCGTTAAATTTCATATTTTTACCTCCTAAACGCCCCGAAAGGGCTTATTATGACAAATTTGTTAAGACATAGACGGCGAGGCCGACGATGCGGACGTCGTCCAGCTCCTCGCCGGTCAGCACGATCGGCATATACGCCGGGTTCGCGGGCTGGAGCACCACCCGGTCGCCGTCGCGGTAAAATCGCTTGAGCGTTGATGTGTACTCGCCGTCTTCCACCAGCTGCACCGCCGCGATCTGGCCGTTTTCGACCTCCGGCTGCTCCCGGATGTAGACCAGGTCGCCGTCGTGGATGCCGGCGCCGATCATGCTGTCGCCGACCGCGCGGAACACATAGTCGCAGGTGATCTCACCCGGGGCCGGCGCGGTCTCGCCGGAGAGCTGCACCGCCTCGCGCGGCTCCCCGCACGGGATCGTGCCCAGCACCGGCACCTGCCGCGCCGGAGCTGCCGGGATGAAGTCGCCGACCGGCTGCATCGCTCTGGATCTGATAGGGACATCCGCGCCCATCAGCCACGCCACTGGCACATCCAGAATGCCAGCGATCTGCTCGAGACGTTTTTGCCTCGGCTTGTAAGCGCCGGAACGGTAGTTGCTCATCGTTCCCTCGCTGCAGCCAATGCGTCTGCACAGCTCCGCGGGTGACATCCTGCGCAGCTCCAAAGCCTTATTTAATCTGTTTTCAAAATTCTCCATATTTATCACCAATCCAATAATAGCACGGGAGCCTTTGGAAATCAACAAAAAGTTGCGAAATATCAAAAGAAACTTGCGAAAAAGTATTGACTTTTGAAAATCCAAAGTTTATAATGTCTCATGAAAGGAGGTGATCGCCATGCAAAGTGCTTACAACTACGGTAAGCTGCTCGGGAAGTTCCGCGAGCTGGGACTGACGCAGGCCGACGTGGCCGCGAGAATCGGCATCACAGAGGGCACGTTAAACCGTAAGCTGGCATCCGAGGCGCAGTTCCGTCAGGGAGAGATGCAGACGATCATGGAGCTGATCGACGTCCCGTTCGGGTCTGTCGGTGAGTATTTTTTTACGCATTGACTTTGGAATATCGAAAGATTAGGAGGTAAAACATGAAAAAGAGAAATCTGTCAGATGAAGAGATGAATGCGATCCGAGAAGCCATCAAGGGCATCGTCGGGAACGAAGACTTTGACGTCGAGGGACAGGTCTTCACCGGCCGGCCGAACAATGAGATGAAGAGCAAAACCCGGAAGGTCATCAGAGAGATGGAAGATATCGCGCGGGACGTCGGAGATCTCGAAGACCGGGCAGAGAAGCTCGTGATTGACACGCTGGATGAATCGTTCAGAAGCGGCAGTGCGCGAATCCTTTACGGGAACGCGTTCACGACGAAAATGAATCTTTCCACGATCAGACAGATGCTCGAGCACGCGGCTGCGTTTATTCGGGACGAGGAGCTGAACCCGGAGGACGAGCGATGAGACCGGCGTCGCGCATGATCGCACCGGCGCAGCACTACTCATGGGACGAATATCAGCTGATGATGACCGTCGCTGAGACCGCGAAGCTGCTCCGGTGCACGGAGAAGACTGTCCGGGAGATGCTCCGCACCGGGACGCTGTTCGGGATCAGGACCGGCAGGACGTGGCGTGTGCCACGCGACCGGCTCCGACACGACATCATGATCGATCAAAATGAGCAGAGCGAAATCGAGTGACTACGATGCCGCGAGCGAAGCGCTCGACGACCACATCAGCGAGATGCTCGTCTTCGCCGCGGAAATGCGCAGG